TAGCATTATTTAGTAGACCGTTTGCTTCTAGGTCGAATATTATTGTCCCTATTCCACTCGTACGTTTTGTCTTTGAACTTAGCGTTGTCAATTGCTTCTTGCGTAGGTGGGTTAGGTTTATTTAAAAATTTATACCATGGATGTTCGTAGTGTTTAAAAATCTGTGGACGGGTTGAATTCGGGTTGAGCTTCATGTTCGGTAAAACGACAAGTGTTTAAATCGTAAGCTAGTTCACAGGCTTTGCCAACTTCGCCTGAATAGCGATTTTTAAGGACTCTAACTGTTGTAAGTTTTCGTAGAGTGTCGGCTTGCTGATCGACTTCGAGGGCAACAACCGTGTCTGATATTTGAGCAATGCTGTGAGATCCTCTAAGTGAGGACAAGTTAATTCTACCTCCCTCTTCGTGCGTAGCCCTATCATTTCCGCTTCTCCTTAAATGTGATACTAAAAATAAAGTTATACCTGTTCTTTCTACTAATGAACGTAACTTTGTCATTGTGGTATCTATCATGCGACGCTCATCCCCATCAAGACCACTTAATAATATGGATAAATGGTCAAGGAATATAACACGGCACTCCAATCCACTGGCAAGGTATTCGATCCTGTTGTAAATAACATCCGGGTCAAAACTCCCAAAGCCATCAAACAAATAGACATTCCAAGAAGCAATACTTCGTTCAAAGGCGGAGGTGAGTTCTTGTTCATTAGGTTCTCCTATTAATAAATTTTTTCCAACTGCTGTGGACATCAATCCAAGAGCTGTTCTTCTATTACTTGCTTCAAGTTCCAATATCCCAACCGATTCGCCTTTGCAGAGCAAGTCAGTTGCAATGTGACGCATGATTGAGGTTTTTCCTGAACCAGAGCCAGCAGTAAAGGTGACAAGCTCGCCATACCTGATCCCTCGTAATTTCTTGTTAAGTCCTTCAAATGGGTATTCATGATCGAATGGTGCTTGAGGTGTTGTAACTAATTCTAATAATGATTTACCTTCTATAATCCCATCTGGTCTATATGGCTTTGCATCCCATATAGCTTTTCTAATCGCTTCTGCGTCTCCGGCTTGTAATGCCTCTGACGGGTCTTTATATGCCTCCATACGTGCGATTTTAACCTTGCCTGGAGGTAAGACCTGTGCAGCTTCTTCTGCTGCCTTTCTTCCTGGTTCATCGCTATCAAAGAATAATACTATTTCATCATATCCTTGGAATAAGGGTATTTGTTTTTGGATATCCTTCTTCGCACTGGCTGCACCATGCGGTAGTGAAACCATCGGCCAACTAGGCATAGCTTCATAACAGCTTGCGGCATCTAGTTCACCTTCAGTAACAACAATACGTTTACCGCTACTAGGAAAAAGATGCTGACCGAATAAGGTATCAGTGGAAACTCCTTCATAACTAAAAATTTTCCGTTTGTTTTTTACCTTGAGCCCTTTAATAACTCCATCGCTTGTAAAATATGGGAAGCATAGAGTGTCTCCATCTCTGTGAATCCTAAAGAATCTACAAGTTTTTTCTGATAGTCCTCTTCTTCTGAGAGCTTGTGGGTGCCCTCTGAGCTCAATGAGTTCATTGTTCATCGTCCGTGATTGTGAAAGATTTATCCCCTCTGCGGGTGTGTAAGTTTGGCATGAGAAGCAAAAATAATGGCCGTCAGAATACAAACTATTTGCATCTGACGAACCGCAATTATCGCAAGGCTCATGTCTTACGAATTCTGCATCCATTATATCAACCATTCCATTGGTATTTCGTGGTATGCTGTCCATGGTATATCATGTTTGTCACACCATTTAGCATAGGTTGTTTTAGAGTTCTTAGATATTTTATTATATGGTGATTGGAAGACCATCCTTAAATCTATTGCAGGATTGTCCCTCTTAACCGCAAGTACCTTTCGTCTGTCCTCTGGACTCCAGTATCCTTTTGTTTCAAGGTATACATAGTTTGGAAGGCAAAAGTCAGGAGTATAACTGTGGGCAATAGTATAAGATAGTTTTTCACTTTCATATTCGTAAGAAATACCTAGACCCTCAAGGAGAGATGCAACACTCTCCTCAAGTTTAGATCGGAACTTATATTCCTTTCTATTTTTTAATTTATCAAAGGCTTTTTGAGCCCATTCTTTTGATTCTTTAGAAATCTTCGTCATCTGTTTCTACTGCTGGTGGTGTGTCAGTAGCTTTAAATCCTTCAGACTTACCAAATAGATCAGCAACTTGATCAGTGGATAAGTTATCATCACCCTTCACTCCTGCTTCGGAGTTCAGCTTAACAACTTGAACACCAACCAACTTAAGGCTGCTGCCATAGGTAATCCCATCCCGTAGAATATAAGGTTTTTGATAGAAACCCAGTTTAACAGTAGATCCTCCATAAAGTGGTGTCTTAGTATCTGTAACGGGTGAACCCTCCGTGTCTACCACGGGCGGTCTTTTATCTTCTCCCCATGAGAATTTAAGTCTATATTTACCATCTGCTACCTCTTCCCAAGGCGTGGGCTTTAAAGTAGCTCTCTTAGGATTTTTCAATTTAGACTCAGCCCATTTAAGTACATCCTTTCTCTCACCTTCTAATTCATCGACAAGTTTCTCATCGACAACAGCAGATAATGAGTACCCAAATTTACCAGGCTCAAGTATAGCTTGAAATCCTTCTAATTTAATTTCACCAGTAACGTGTACATCTTTAGGCATCTTTCACATCCTCCTTAGCAGGAGATAATGCTTTAACTTCATTGTCTAATTTATCATAGAATTCTTGAAGTTGCTCAAGTTGTACTTTAACTTGTAATAGTTGTCTTTCCTTAGCTTTAAGTTCAGCAGCTTTCAGTCTTTCTTCACTAACTACAACAATAGTTGGAGGAGTAAAGAAGCTATCAAATAATGTGTACATTTAACAGAAAAAATAAGTTGAATCAATAACCGACTCAGGTTCTAAGTCACCTATAATCGGTGGTTTAGTCTCTGCCCCTATCTGTGAGGCAAAGTCAGTGAGATAATCATGCTCTGCAAACAGGTGCATGTATGTCTCTCGTATTATAGCAGATAATTCATCCATGTCGCAAGCTCTGCTTAACACACTGTCATGAATTAATGCTATAGGTTTATCGAATTGTTGCACACTAAGGTGCAATAGTGATGCATCTAAAGAATGTATAAGATTAGGTGCAGTTGCAGCCTTATGTCGTTTCAAATCAACTACAGGATTACCATCTTCATCTAACTCATAAGTCTTAGCAGATACCTTACAATTACCTAATAACTGTAAGTTAAATCGTTCTACTTTCTTTTTCATTATGCGTTGATTGACTATAAATCCTGATGGTGTTTTCCATCTTAATTGATCATAACCACGTTTAAACACTCTAGCTACTTCATCTTCAATCCATTTCATTACATCTAAACAACCAGGGACAACATTATGCATGGCATCCCTGACTGCATTAACGGTAACGGTAAGATCTTCCTGTTCGATCTCAAATCCCTTTTCTTTTAAGGCATCTCTAATGTATGATCTATTAGAGAAAGGTTTAGCGTTATAGGGTATAGTCATAACGGTTCTTTTAACACACTTCCTATCCCATACATTATGTAATGAGTTAGGTATATGTTGTTTAGCTGTCTCAGCTACTACCTTATAAGCGTCTTGTGGGCGTTCAGAAGGCAACACATTGACGAGTTGTGCTGTCTTGCGGTCTCTTGCTAATCCAGCAAGGATCTGAAGCCCACTACATGTAGCGTCCGTGGCCACACATAGTCGAGTTGTGTTTCTGGTACGTTTAGTTACAACCGCATTGTACTCCT